AGCTCCAGTTGCTCCACGCAATCCGGTGGCTCCAAATTCACCAGTAGCCCCGCGATTACCTTGAACACCCTGAATACCGGTTGAACCTTGGTTGCCTTGCACACCTTGAACACCGGTAGAGCCTTGATTACCCTGTACGCCTTGAATACCGGTTGAGCCTTGATTGCCCTGTGCGCCTTGAATACCCTGTAAACCTGTCGCGCCCCAAGCGCCAGTTGCACCGGTCAGTCCCGTAGCGCCAGCATTACTTCCGCCACCAATAATACTAGAAGAAGGAACCCAAACAGATTTTCCATTTTCATCTATAGAAAGAATATATCCAGAGCGTATATTGGTCATAGGAATCCTATATTAAAAGAAAGTACAATATACTATACCCAATTATGAGAAAGTTTTAGAATATTTAAGCTGCCCACAATCCCATATTTTATATAGCCCATGTGTATACCCAGAATTTCCCCTAAACTTCATTCTGTGAAACGTATCTCGCCCATTAGTCCATGAAAAACTCTTATGACACGATGTTTTTGCAAAACCCAAATGATGTAAATATTCTCCAGTACCATATCGTAAATCAATAAAGGTAGATATTAATTCTGGATTATATCTATTTTTAACATAATTAATCAATTTAGAAAACCCACCAACAACAGATGTGTTTATTTTATGACAAAATCTAGAAATTTCATAATCTTTGTTTTTTGATCTTTTTAATTGAATAACAGAAATCAATTCATTTTTATTATATAAGCCTATTGAAAGACTAATATTAGATGTGGCACCCATTAAATGATTGTTCTCAATAAATTCTTTTGCTGTTTTGTAATCAATTTCTTTAATAGTTAATTTTCGTGCGTAGTATTTACTGCTATTAATTCCTAGCGCATTAGAAATAATAGATTTAACAATATTTAATTTAGATTCGATTTCATTTGATCTAAAAAATAATGGGCGATATCCATTGTTTTTATACTGCTGTGATTTATTATAATGATAATCATTATCTAAAAAAATATCTGAATGCCAATATAAACCATCGCATTCAATTATCACATTGTTAATTTTAATATCAGCTATCTTGCCATCTACCCTAAACTGGGTTTGATATTGAATACCAATATCGTCTAGCCAATCAGTTAAAACCTTTTCAATAGAGCTGATTTTTTTTTGATGATTAATAGCTAATTCAACGCCATATCTTTTAACAAGTTTGCCAAAATGAGATCTAGAAAATCCTATACTTTTTGCATATCCCGGCATTGTCATACCGTCAATTTGCTTAATAAGACCACGATTAATTTTTGTCTTAATAGACCTTTCTGCGGCGGCTTTTGCGATATCGCCAAGTTTCATTATATTATCAACACCATACTTATTAAGAATTGTGTTTTTTAGCCTCTGTTTTATTTTATCGCTACCCATGGCGTTTTCTACGCCATATTTTTTCAGCATTGTTTCTTTTGATTTTTGAATAAAGGTTTCAGAATTAATCCAATTTTTATTGGACTCTTTTATTTTTGCCCGCACATCTTCTCTTTGTGCTGAGTTTTTTACACCATCTCTAGCCATGGAAACATCTTCTCGTTTTTTATATCGGCATTTTTCACAAGCGTCTTTGTCACAGAAGAAATTAGATTTTTTTCTTTTTTTAGGAGTTGATGTATATTCATAATTACAATAATCACAAATAATATAAATCTTTTTATTAGAACCTGGCATTAAATCTGCTGGATTATAGGAAAATTCTATTTCTGTTTTTTTAAAATTAATCACATGCCTCTCCCAATTCATAGTGTCCCAATTATTATAACAAAAAACGGGATCTTTTACAACCCCGTTTAATGTTTTATTTTTTTATTAGAAGCTAGCGGCGATAACTCTACGGTTATCAAGAACGCCAAATCCCAACTCGGCCCATCCGTAGTAACCTTGTCTTTGGTGACGATGCAACGATTCGTCTTCGAAGATTTCTACTTCTCTCTTCATAGGCATAATGAAGCTATCGTTTGCGGATTGATCCAATCCAACAACCAATTCAACGTCACCGGTGCCAAGGGTTCCACCAAGGTCGGTGATAAAGTAATCTTCGTATTCTTGTCCATCACCAAGTTCAAACAAGTCATGAAGATTAATACCCATGATACGTGTAAGAGGCGCGCCATTATCAGCGGCTACATAAACTTCTCTACGAGAAACTTCGTCCAATTGATCGATACCCCAGTTGCGAACATCTTCGATGGCTTCTGGAGACATATAAAGGTCGGTCAATCTTCCCTTAGCTGTAACACTGTTACCGCCACCGTTTCTACGCATAACGGTCTTCATAAGAGAAACAAGTCTCTTTGTGAATTGGCCGTTAGCAGCATCGGCATCGTAAACCAAGATGTTACGATCAACAGCAGCAGCCAACAAAGTGTGCCATCCGTCATCATTGATTTTCTTAACGAAAGAAGCTTCCAATACTTCCATGGCGCGACCAAGAACATTCCAGTTAGCTTCTCTAGCATACTTCAACAAGAAGTCGATAGACGAAGTGATTCCGTATGTATGAATCATAACATAATCACTTTCAACTGTTCTTTCTGGAATACGACCATGTCCAGGATTGGTATAAGCCACATGCTCTAGCTCAGTTCCTGGAGCTAACAAGTCAAGTGGAAACTCAGGAGATGCGCCTGGCTCAAGAGGCATAGCCTCGAAAATACCAGTAACAACATCACCATATTGAACACCCTTACGAAGAGGGGTTTCTAACGCTTTAGCGATTTCTCTTTGTGCTTCAAGCGCAAGAGCTTTATCAGAACTACCAGACTTTTTATAGAGTTCAATAAACTCGTCTGATGGACGTAATCTTTTAGCCATATTAATATCTCCCTTTTATATTTAAATTATTGTCTACGAGTTACAGGCAAGTTGATTTCGCACTTAGCGTATCCATCTTGATCTGGGCTTGAAAGCCAAACGCCAACGACTGGTTGAGTTCCTTGGCCGACCAAGTCGGTTGCGGAAAGATTTCCACTGTGGGCAACGAATACGTTAGCGCCAGCAGTAGGAGCAGTACCTTGGATTCTATTGGTAACAACATAGCCCTTGCGAAGCAATGTTACCTTGCTACCCTTTTGTACTTCATTCTTGTATTGATTAAGGTGTTGACGAGTCAAGTCAATGTTCACCATATCATTTAAAAGAATACCGAGGGGAACTTTTCCAGAGCCCGTGCTTGCATATGTAGCAAGAGCAACACCCTGATCCATAGCCGCACCGGAACCTCCAGTGCTCATGGACGCCATTCCGCCACGTTCTGCCACTTCATTCATGAAGAAGCTAATATCAGTTTGAAATTCGTATCTATCAGTTTTAAGAGCCATGTCTAAAATCTCCTTTGTTTATTTACTTAACAGAGCTTGGTGTTTTTAAGAAAGACGAAAACCATTCGCTAGCAGAAGCGCGAAGAACTTCTACTTCTTCTTCTTCATCAGTTGCTGGTTCATTTAAATTAGCTACAGCGGAAACAACTTCTTCTTCAACGGAAGCTAGCAATTGCTCGCCAACATTTTCGTCGTTTTCGGAAGCGTACTTCTTTTCTGTCATAGCTTCTTTTTTGCCTGCGTTTTTCTTCATGAGTGCTACAACATGATCAAAAGCGGCATCTTCGACAGATTCGAAAGAGGCTAAAGTGGCTTCAACGTCAGCATCTTCAATGCCAGCCTCTACAAGAGCGGCTTTACGTTTTTCCATTTTTTGCTTTTTCTTCATATCCATCATTTCTTGTTCCATTTCGGTTTTGGCTTGTGCCAATTGCTCTAAAGCAGCTTTAGTTTCTGCTAAAGTGGCATTTAGGTCTTCTACTTGCTTTTGAAAAGTAGCAATAGCTTGATCTTTTTCTGCTATTGTTGTTTCAAAAGAAGCAATTTGAGCTTTAACTTCTTCTTGCTTTTTCATTTCATCTTTCTTCATTTTTTCGTTCATCATCTTTGCTTCTGCGAGTTCAGCTTGAAGCTGTTCGCTTGCTTGATCATTAGGCATATCGTTCTCCTTTGGTTCTGTTGAAACCGGATTATGATTTAAAATAATACTTTGGGGATTGGCGGGCTTCGATACCAAGCCTTTACCTGAAAAAGATAAATTTCTTAAAACCCGACCAATTTGATACCCGTCATATTCACCACTACCACCATAAGACCTCAAGTGTTTAGTTAAAAACGCAGAGGATTCTTGTCTTTTGACTATTTTGGTTTCTCCACTAGAATTACGGAGAGCATAATCAAAATCAGGAAATAGGCATTCCATGGATACAAACCATTTCGAGCCATCTTTTATTTCTTCTATAATTTGATTAATTCTAAGTTTTTGATCTACATCAGACCAGCTTGTATAGATCACAGCATTGGTTACAATATTAAATTGTTCTGGTGCCGTTTCAGAATCATCGGGTATAATTTCACCATCAAAATCAACAACATAATTTCCGGTAATATGCCCAATAATATCTTTCTCATTGTGCATGAAATTAAATTGTTTATCTTCTGGAGTTTTTCTAGCTGCCCACGTATCAAAAGGATTAAAAACATCATCGTTTTTATTCCATCCCGTACTGACCAATATAGATGTTAAATAAAATAAATCTATTTGATCTGGGTTACTAGAAGCTTTAGCGGCATCTAAAATCGATGCTAAACTTTTGTTATTTAAAACATTACTTATTTTTTGTGTTTCTAAGGCCGGTGATAAATACGCAATAGAATTTTGTTCAAGGATAGCCTCAGCTAATCCATCATTAAACTCTTGCTTATATATTTTCATAATGTGCCTTTATTAAATTGTAAAAACTGTCTATGCTTTTTATACACAAAATAATTTTTATATAGTTTTTTTTAGCATAATTGTGCATAACTAGTTGCATAAATATATTTCAAATCATCCACAGTTGGTTTTCTTTTTTGCGTAGAAATGAAATCGTTTTTACTTTCTTCTATTAATTCAAGAAAAGCCTTAGATGGTTTTAACTTCTTATCCAGTATAGACTTAATAACTTCTTCTGTAATGTTTTTAAATGGTTCTACTCCAGATAAAACACATAGTTTTAAATATTCCAACTGGTCTAATTCGGCCTTTGTTAAACTTCTCATGTTCTTTTTATCAAAGTGCTGCATAGCTATTGGATTTAATAAATTAGCTATAGTTCTTTGTGCCGATAAAGCCCATAAAGCAGCGGCTTCTCCGCTCTTAGGTAATACTCTTTTAGTTGCTCTTTTTGTAGTGTCCTGTTTAAGAAGCGGTCTTCCGCCCTGTGGGTTAGATACTTTTTTGGGGGCAGCTTTTTGTGGAATACCTGGAGCAGATGGCTTAGGCGCAGGAGGGGGATTATCGATCATATTATCTTTATTAAAAGGAAGACCAATATTATCAAAATAAGTTTCCGTATCCAGGGTAGTATTTTGCAATGCAAGCTTTGCCATATCTTCTTTGTGTTGAGGATTATGGAATGGACTAGCTTTGCTTGGCGTGGATGGATCTTTATCTCTGCTTTGTTCTTCTCTTCTAATTCTGATTTTCTCTATTTCTGGAATTTCTCCAAACCTTTCTAATAATGTTTCTTGGCTAATTAAATCTCTATCAACAAGCTGAACCATGAGGTTCTTCATTGCTGCTTCATCAGAAAGTATAATAGAATCAAAATGAATTTGGGCTGGACTCTTAAAACCCATAGCCTTTTGCACTATTTTGATTTCTTCTTCCCAGAATTGAGCCAGGATAATACGACCATATTCAAGTCTCTCTATAAGGGTTTTTAGAGAAACATAATTGTTAGAATATCCGCCACTAGATCCGGCGATACCTGT